CCAACAGCCTTGAACGACAGCAGAAGCGCCTGAGTTTCCTTGATAAGCTCAGCTTCAACACCAATAACAAGTTCCTGCGCGTCAGCAAACTTCAGTAACCGATTAGTTCCAGCAGTCAGGTTCCCGCCAAACGCATCCGTGGTCTTAGCAACCTGCGTCAGAATGTCGTTGAACTGTTGGGCTCTTTCCGCAGCAAGCACAGACTCTTTAGCGAAACGGAACACGGCCCCTACAGCGAAGGCACCCGCAACCGCCACACCAATACCGGCAAGCTTCTTACCAAAACCGGCAAGCGCACCCTCAGCCTCTTTGATACCCCGAGGGTCCGACTTAAACGCAATAGGAATCTGAAACTTAGAAGCCATTACTTGAACCCTCTATTCACAATGTCAACGTACCGATCTATAACCCGCAAAGCCGCATCAAACATCTTTCGCGACTCCTCACGGTAAGCACGGAAACCAAAACGACCAGCCTGTCGCGCCTTACCCGTAAAGAACGGAAACTTATCCTCAAGGTTGCGATTGAACGCCCGACCCTGCGCCGTCACAGTGCGCTTCCCAGAAATACCCGCAAACTCCGCAACAGCCAAAGGTTTCGCCCGAGGAGAACCCGTAATCTGAACCGCCACAATCGGCTTACCAAACCCAGAACCCAAACCACCAACAATCGTCACCTTAGCCGGCGACCACCGATTCTCATTCAAACCCCGAGCCATGTTCGACAAAGGCGACTCCGACGGCATACGACCCTGAATAGCCCCAGTGAACTCGCCAAGCTCAGACTTAAAATCCTTACCAATCTGACGCGCCAAACCCGGCTCAATCAGGTTCAACTCTCGCGTCAACCGACGTGCAGCGTCAGCATCAATCTCGGCTCTAATCACGGCAAGGCTCCTCTAGCCTATTCTACCGCCCGCCCTGCGCCTGCGACCTAGCGATCATGTAACGCCACATCGTCCACAACATGCGAGGCTCCAACGCCATAAGCTCGCGAGGACTAATGCCCGTTTCCACAGACATGATGGAAATCTGCCAATGAAGTGACTGGTCGCCCAGCCCCTTTATTTTTTTGCTTCAGCTTCCCTAACCATCGCAATAGTTTCCGTCCACGCCTCAAACTCGAGGTCAGTGTGCTTCAACCGGTGCGCTGCATGCCATGCCAGAAAGAACATGTGTGTAAGGCGAACGTCTGCGCCTAAACGTGCGACACTCAAATCAAACTTCGCTTCGAAAGCAATCAGGTCAGCCGCAATAGCGGAAACCACGAGGTTTTCTTTCGCAGTGTCTAGGAACTCAATTTGTAGGTTAATTGGTTCCATGTGTTTAGGCTGTTCCTCTTACAATGCCAGCGGTGCCAGCGGTGGGCCAGGTAACAGACTGCGTTGCCAGGTCGCCCACAGAGGAAGCGATTGGCGTGGTCTGGGACACCAGGTAAACACCGGTGTAAGACGGGTTAGCGGAAGTCACAGAACCGCTGGTCGGAGTTACGACCACGGTTGCGAGGCTACCGAAGTTAGCGAAGATGGTCTGGTCAACAGCGCCAGAGCCAGTCGTTGCGAAGTCTTGGTGGAAGTCGAGGGTAACCGAAGCGTCCTTCAGGCCGGCGATGCGGGTACGGAACCCAGCGCCACCGAAGGCAGTCGTTTCGATCTCATCGGTTGAAATGTCAAGAGTCACCGCAGCAATGTGGTCAGAAAAATCCACACCGTTGATGGTGGTCTTGACGTCGGTTGCGACAAACTTGGCCACAATCTCTCCTTATTAGTTGGCGTAAACAGTAACAGTGAAGTCAGCTGCGAGATAACTAACATCTCCACTCAATAGTACCGCACCTACGTTAGTCATCTCAGACACAACGCAGTCGAACGCGGCACCACCAAGAGTTCGGTCAGACTCCACAGCAGCTTTGATGGTTGCTGTGCCCGTGGAAATGTAGGAGTCGAGGCGATTCTGTGCCACACGCTCGGCAACCTTCCCCACAATGACTGACACAGTGAAGTTGTAGGTCGTCAAACCCTGGACGGTCCTAGTGTTGAACGCCCCGTTGTATTGGACCGAACCCAGCGAGATGATTGCAATCGGTGGGGAGAAGCTATCGGGGATAGTTTCGGCAACACGCAACCCAGGCAACGTGCGAAGGTTATCGCCGAGCCCTTCACGGATTAGGGCGATGCTCACGCCATCCGCACTTTCTTCCAAGGCGAGATGAGGGCTTCAATGTCAGGGTCGAAACGTGACACCCGAATAACGCCTAGATCTCCGAAACCTGCGGCGCCCAGGGGCGAGTCGTAACGCTTGAACTGTCGCAACGACATGAGGATGGTTGCCTGTTTGATAGCAATCGGGATAGAACTGAACCCGAACACTCCACGGATCTCCACGGAAGCCTGCCCAGCGTTAATGTCCCTGGGCTCGTAGATAGGCCATAGAAGGTCGCCCACAGCGCGAACCCTGGTGAACGGTGTGACAATACCGCCAGCGATACCGTTCAGAGGCTCCAACTGGTAGTCAGAGGTTCCCCAAGTTTCTGTGAACACACCGTCGCCCGTAGTGTCTGTCTTGATGCTTGTGACGGAAATGATGTCGTCCGTTTCGAGCAGAAACAAGTCCTGAGGAATGTAAACGCGGGTCGCAGTGCCCGAGCTGTAAAAGAAACGCTCAGTGATCCCGTCAATCTCACGCGACGAAGCCTCAATACTGAGTTCGAGCAAAGCGTCGTCAATGTTGTCCGTAATGCGAGCCGCTGCCTTAACTTCCGCAAGCGTGGCGTAGCCATTAGTAATTGCCATGTAAGCCTCCAACTCTCATTCTACCGGTCACGCTCCCACCCGTTCAGGCGACGACGTTCCACACTCCAAGAACCCGCACTGAAATCACCGTTCGAAACTTTGTTCGAATAGTGCGTTTGGTTGTTCGAAAATGTGTTCGAGTTTTTTGCTATGAAATGAGGGTCAGACCGTAGCGTCGAACTGTTGTCGTGCGTCATTGGTACATCAATGTGTACAACTTTCACGCCAGCGTGCTCGGCCCTGCGCTCCCAATCCTTGTCCTCCCAGAAGGCCGGAAAAAATGCTTCGTCAGCCAAACCCACACGGTTCACGGCCTCGTAGCCAAGACAAAATGCCTGCCAATGGGGAAACATGCCAGACAGGGTTATCTCGTCTGTACGGGCCTCTGAGAGCCTCTGAAGGGCTCCGGGCTCGAAACGCACGTCGTTGGACACGATAAACCACCGGTCATCGTAAGGAAAGGACTTGATACCGAGGTTCCAGGAGGCGGCAACCCCAAGGTTCGCCGGCATTGGCAGATAGGTGGTGTGTTCGACGCAAGCGGGAACCTCTATCGCCATATCTTCCAACACGTCCGAAGCGCCGTTATCAATGATGAGTAAATGTTTCACCGGGTGGTCAATGCTCGACACCATGCGATCTAGCAAGTCGTACCGGTTCAACACCGGAACAATCAAGTTCGGAATTATCGCTGAGTCCACTTGTGGCCCTCTAAGTTGAAAGTTACCCACGGATTCAACGAGTGAACCGAAACACCACGGCTGCGTATCTTGTTAGCCATCCCCATGAGAACGGACTCCCAAAGCTTGTGATGAGCGTGAGCTATGGCGACAGCTTGGTCTGCAGAATCGTAATAGTTTTCTGAATTGTTTTCCTCGTCAATGAAGCCGCAATCGGCACCAACCAAAACAATGTGCTTCACTCCGAGCCACACCGCCCAATGAAGTGAAAGGTGAATCGAACTTGGACCTACAACGAAAGTTTCATTTTCAGGCCAATCGGCTTCGGCGTCAAAAGCAGAATACTTCTGTGGAATCGTTGGCACATAGATTGCCAGCGGAGAATCTTGCTTGACGGTCCTCCACTCGTCGGGAACTTGTGGTTGTTCGGGCATGACCGTGGGCAGAACTAAGTTATCTTTGCTCATCCAGTAATTACTACATGCGAAACCTTCGCCGATTCTGTCTCGAAAGGTTACATTGGTGGCGACAACAAGCTTGTCTGAAAAGAAACCGTTTGGCACAAAATCTAAAGTCTTACCCGACCCGAGAACCCAGGCCGTTTCTCCGGCGTACTTGTTTTTGTAGTCCCGGAAATCAGCCACCGAAATACTCCCGAAGAAACGGCATCCAATACTTGTCCCACACCGTTTCGACATCGAACTGCAACGCGAACTTCCGGGCCTCCGGCGAGAAACCCCGTGGAGCGTCGTAAGCCATGTTCAGCGCGGTCACAATCGAGGCGATGTTCGGAATCTGGAAGTAAGCCTTCTGAGGCTCATCCCAAAACACTTGCCCATCCACCAACCAAGAATCCTCAGACACTAAATCTTTACAGGCGGCCCACCCGGAAGCAATCACCCTTGTGCCACACGCCATGCTTTCCAATTTTGGAACGCCAAAACCTTCTCCATACGAGGTGGCAAGTAGAACATCTGAGGTCGAATAGATAGCCGCCAACTGTTGCTGACTGTAACCAATCCGTGTCTGGTCACGGTTCGCAATCGTCACAGCGCTTGCCGGCACCCCAGAAGTCTTTAGCAGCACCCCAAGGTCGAACCCGCCCGTAGCCGGTGACGGATCCGTGTGCAAATACAGGTGAGAGTCAGGGCGCTCCTTATGAAACAACGAGAACGCGAGCAGGTTCTCCGCGTATGCCTTACGGTGGACAATCCCGTTAGCTTTATTAGCGGCAACCATCGTCACCAAAAACTTGTCCTCCGGGATACCCATAAACTCCCGCACCGGAACCTTCACACCCTGCGCGTTCGCAATCGTATCCGTCTTAGCAAACACCTTCGTGTCAATGCTGTGCGGGATGTAGTGGGCTTCAATCCCAGCCCCAGTCAACTGCTCCAAACCGTGCGGGGCCATCGCCACCGGGGTCACATTGTCACGCTTCAAAAACTGTGCCACACCCGGCGGCGTCGTAACATGATCCAACGGCACCCAAGCAATCACCGGGATGTCCGACTGCCAACCGTTGTAAACCCAAACATCGTACAAGGTCATGATGGCGTGCTTCAGGTTCGGGTCGTGCTGTGCCCTGAAATGTTCGTGCCACGGAGTCAAAACGTCCTGCGAATACGGTGCAACACCGCGAGGATAGTGCTGCACTTCCCCGTGCTTGGTTTTCATCGTTTCGATACGGCCCTCAAGACCATAGTTCGACAACGAAGCCGTCTTGATACCGTGACGCACGAGGCGCTCAACAAGATACTCACCCTGCTGACCGTAACCCGTAGGGGCACCGGGAGAGTTAGAAGCTAAAGAAAGAAGTCCAGGGATTTTCTCAAACGTAGGCATGTGCCTAATAATAGCGAAAACCCCCGCCGTGAAACCTACAACACGGCGGGGGCTTTCAGCCTATGAACCTAGACCTTATGCAAGGGCCAGGTACTTGATGTGCTCAGCACCGTTAGCAACACCAGCGCCAAGACGGTACACGAAGCGGTAGCCCGTGACATCGTTAGCGAAGTATGCGTCGTTGCTGACAGCAACCTGCAGACCAGTGGTCGCGATCTTCACGGAGCCCCAGTGTCCGAAGAACACAGCCTTGGCAGTTGTAGCAATGTCAGCCACGGCAGGGTTCTCGTAAACAGGCATTCCGAGGATGGTGCTTGGCTGTCCAACTACGGGGTCGTAGATGTAACGTCCATCGCCATCCTTCAGGCGGCGGATGAAACCAAGAGTCTTGGTGTTCACCATGTAGCCGGTGCCAGGAAGCATACGAGCAAAACCGTCAACACTGTAAGCCAGTGTGATTAGGTCGTCAGTCGTAAACGCGTTCGAGGTACCTGCCGTGACACCGCTTCCGGCAACTGCGGTTACAGCTGCGTGGACCACGACGTTCGCGCGAGTACCGATTGCGACACCAGCCTGGCGTGCAACCTGCTCCTCAATGTCAAAGCCGGCATCCTGAACAAGCTCGTTGGAGAGCTGGACAATGAAGGCCTGCTTCTTGGGGTCAAGCAACAGCGAGGTGTAGGTCGGGTTGGACTCCGAAATTGCGGAACCCTCGGTGACCTCACCGGCGGTGCTGTAACCCGACATCACTGGGATGCGGAAGTCGTTGCCAGAATCGCGAACGAAAACCTCAGAGGTTTCGAGGTATGGTCCGACAAGCTTTGCCAGGTCATACACGCGGTCCAGGAACGAAACAGGAACGGTGTCAGCGGAAGAAACGAGGGCACGGCTCTCCGAAGGGAGGAACTCGTGACCACGGATCTCGCCACGGGACAACGAACGGAAGATTTCAGCGGAATCGCTTGCAGCTTCCTCAACAGGTGCGAAACCACGAGCAGCCTGAGCGAACTCAGCGGAACGGGCTTCGGTGCTCTCGGCGACCTCGATGGAGCGCTGTGCGCTTTCGATGTCAGCTTCGATGCGGTCAATCTTGGTCAGTTCAGCAGCGTCAAGGCCACGACCCTCAGACTCGGCACCGTCAATGACGTCGCGAATCTGCATGGTGAGGTTAGCTTTGAGTTCCTGCTGACGCTTCAAAAATGAATCAGTCATCAGTGTTCTTTCTTTCTCAAAATGAATAAGTATCGCAGTCGCGTTGACGCAGAACCACTAACGACAGAGTTGACTCACATTCGCTTCTTCAAGTGTAAACCGGTACATGTAACGGACTCCGGGGAAAAGAAAACCCTCACTCTGGAAAGGGTGGGAAACAGAGTGAGGGCGAACCCGATTAGCGCTTCTCAGAAGCCTCAATCACACGGGTTTCTTTAGTACCCTCATCACCGAGGGCAACAATGGCGCGGGCCAACTCATCCGCAATATCTTCAGGCGTCCCAGAAGCAATATCCAGGATAGCCTTCTTTAGTTCGTCAAACGAGGCCATTAGAGGCCCATCAACAACTGCAGCTTCTTCTTCTTCAAAGCGAGCATCTCCAAGCCCTTATCGGCCTCGGGCTCGACAGCCTCGGGTGCCAGCTCGGAAATAACCTTCTCCAACAGTTGACGATCATCGGTGCTAATGTCCTCACCGTTCTCAATCTTCAGCAGGGCGTCGGCGAGCGAGTCAGCGTCCACCTCTGCACGCTTAGCAACCTTGTCCAAACCGCGAACCGTGGCAGTGCCAGCAGTTTCAGGGTAGGCAGGGAAGGCAACAAGCGAAACCTCGTGCAAGCGCACAGACTTCAGAACACGCTCAGTACCGTCAGCACTCCACTCATCCCCACCTCGGGTCGGCATTGAGAAACCAAACGAGAAAGCGGAAACGTCACCACGCGAAACAAGCTCGCGAGCGTCACGCCCATAAGACGTGTTAGGGAGCATTGCGGAAACCCGAAGGCCACGTTCATCCTCGGTCAACGTCAAAGTCCCGGCCCTAGTAGATCCCAGCACTGCGCCAGTGTCGTGGTTCCACAGAAGCTTGATGTCGTTGCGAGCCCTCAGCGAAGCGCGGAACGCACCAGGCTTAATCGTTTCAGTAAACCCGCCAAGGTTCTCAGAACGAGAGTTGAACAGCGCGGCATAACCTTCCAGGCGCATACCGTCGCCATCTTCACGCACCTCAAACTCTGAAACCTCAACAATGCGTGTTTCCATCTTGCTCAATGCTTCGCCCTTCGCTCGGCCTTCATTCTCTGCCTCAATTCTACCAACAACACCATCAGCGTAAGCCAAAGCACGTTCGGCGCTACGTTTCGAACCGCCACCACCCCACAAAGCCATCGCAACAGCACCCGGACCGGGATAGTCGTCGTCCCCCGGAGTGTTAGCCGGTGCATCCATGTCCACAAGGTGCCTGGCAATCCACGCACGCAAACGAACCCACTTATCAGCTGTGATAACACCACGGCTCATGGCCTCGGCCTCACGGATTGTGCGATCCACAACACCGTCACCCGATAAGCCTTCACGGTGCCACTCAAGACCGCGACGGGCTGAAGCCCTCATGTACGCCGGTGGGGTCAAATCAACCTGACGAAGCTCGTCATCATCTTCATCGTCAAGGTCATCGGAAATCTCATCATCATCGCGAGGCTCCCAAGCGTTACAGTAACCGCCACCCTCAGCAAAAGCGTCCCACCGTTCACACCAGGCACGGCCCTCATCGTCCAGGCGATCCTCGTTGAAGAAAATACAGTTACCGCAAGCGCGACCCTCCGGCACATCATCTGAAGTCGCGGGTCGGTAATTGTCTGGCAGGTCACGGCGCTCACCCTCAAAAGTGGAATCCTCTGCCTGAGCAATAGCCAACCCCTGATCTATCGCATCCTGTTTCGTGGTGTGGCAACCCATAACCTCACCGTCATCCTTCACGGTAGCCCAACCATCACAACCCTCAGCCGTGTCAGAAATGAAATACGGAGCCATTAGTCCTGTTTCCTAATATCCAACACGCTCGCCACAGTCGCAGTGTGATTAGACACCGCAAAAAGACGATCCTCTGGCCCCAAGTTCAATGTCAAAGTGTCCTTAGCGTCAACGTGCAAACCCGTAGACGTAGTGACAGCCGAACCGCCAAGAAAAAGAATATGAGCATTGTCGTTATTGTTGTTGTGAATGTGAACCTCGTGAGGCTGATTATCGTGACCAACAATCTCCACAACAGCAGTCCCCACAGTCACCTGTCTATGCTCTATCGGCATTATTGCACCTCGTAGACAGCACCAGGGTTCTCAGGGTCCACCTGTGCGACGGGCTGCAACTGTGTCGAAGCCAAACCGGTGTGCTTGATTGGGTCCAAACCGACAGCGACAAGCGCTTCCGCAGGATCGTAACCCGACAAGACGAGCACCTGCGCCATGCGAACACGCTTCTCCTCGGCCACAAGGTCAGCGCCCTCAATGTTGATGTTCGCCAAAGGCACCCGCACATTCTGGGCAGCCGGGTCGTCAATGTCGCTCATGTCCTCCAGGCGTCGCACGTCGTTGATTGACATGGCACCCATCTGAATCATCGCGGAATAAGACGTGGTGCGCGAAGCCAAATCGGCGCGAGCGAGTCCGTCAAGATTCCATTTTACAAAAGCGTTCTCCCCACCAGGGTAACGAGCCATCAAAGGTGAGAAGGAATCCTCGAGCTTCTGCACGATAGGTCGCAAAGTGTGAGTAATGAACTGAATGTTATTCTGCTCGACGCTCGCATACGAGGTCGTGCCGGGAATGTTCAGCATGTGAGCTGGCACATTGAACGCGCGGGCCACATCCTCCACAGCCAGCCTGCGGGCCTCAATACTCTGCGAAGCCTCGGGGTCCACCTGTGTCGTCTTGAAGCTTGCACCACCCGACAGAATCCCTGTGCGGTGGCCTCTACGCCAACCCTTATGCTTCGAATCGAAACCATTGCGAAGGTTCTCGGCCTGCTCCGCCGTCAAGTTGCCTGGGTACTCAATAACGCCGGACAGGTTCGTGCCCTGACCAAAGAAGGTAGCAGCGAACTTCTCCAACGCGAGCGCAAGACCGAAGTTCTCTTTCAAAGCCTCCACGCGGGAAACACCACGGATCGTGCCAGGACGCAACACATCGGGAATAAAAATCATGTCCTCTTGCGAAAGCACCTTATCTTCACCCTCAACGGTGAACGACAGCGTGCCCCGAGGCGTGCGCGTGACCGTAACCGTCCTAGGGTTCAGCACCACCAGGTTCACGACTTCGCCGGCCCGGTTCGAAAACACGCGAACGAAAGCGTTGCCGTCAAGCAGAAGGCTCACAATTACCGAGTTATAGAACGCAATACGAGGCAAAGCAATGTCAGGCTTCTCAACCCAAGAAGGCTTCGGACGGAAAGCGCGACGCTGACCATCGAAACGAATATAACAATCCAAAGGCAGGGTGCTAATCGTGTCAGCGATAAGGCTCACAGCGCTAAAAACCGCGTTGACCTGGAAAACCGTTTTCGAATCAATAGCAGTGTCCGACAGGTTGCCGAAACTAATGTCGTCACCAGCCTCAAAGACGGTCTGAAAACTGATAGCTCGTTCCTCAAACAAACGATTCAAAACCATTGACTATTTTCCTAACGCGAAACCGGTGACAAGAAGAAACAAACCGCCCACAATCAAACCGGCTGGAGCCCACAACAACGCAGCCCCGACAGTAATCGCAACCATGCCAACAACCTGCAAAACCGTAGCCATCTCGCCCCTAACCGAAAAACTCGGGAACAACTGTTTCTATCTTACCGCCAGAAGCGCGGTCAACTGCCAAGATAGCCGCCACCGCCGCGTCAATCTTCCGAGGACTATTCGGGTTCTCTTTCTTGATATGAGGGCCGGCAGAAGTCAGCTTCACCGCTGTGTTGCCGATATGCCGGGACAGCACTGGGTCGTTGTCGTGGACTAGGCGTTTCTCTGCAACGGCGTCGTAGAAAATCGCACAGGCGCGGATCATACGTTGCGGGGATTGCGGGAACGACACCACCGGCAAACCCTTCGACTCCAACACTTCCATAGATCTAGCCCAACGGAACGGGTCGCACGCAATCTCGCGCACGTTATGGGTTTGACAAAACTCCATAATCGTCGCCTCAACCTCGCCAATATCCACCCGCCAGTCGTCCGGGTCGCGCTCCAAATCCTTCTCCCACGCCTTCACCATAAACACCTTCAATGGTGCGTCATCATCCTCGGGGACCACAGCGCCCACAATGACCGAAGCGTCGCCGTTATAGGAGCCGTCAAAGCCCAACACAATCTCATCATCAGGCTTCAGCTCGAAGTCCCC